ACGTAGAGCCGGTCGTCGGTACGCAGCGCCTCCAGATCAGATTTCGGCATGCGCCAGCCCTTGGCGGGATTGAACGTCGTCCCGCCAATCTCGAACTCGTACGCGTGCCCCTTCATGGTTTTATCGCACACCAAGTGCCCCAGCGCAAAGTTCCCGCGCGCGTCCGCGTTCTTGAACGAGTTTTTCTCGTAGTACTCGTCTTTCGGCTGGTACACTAAATTGAATTTGCGCCTCGGAGACATTGAGCACCAGAAGATGACGTCCACGCTCGCGCCCAGACAGTGCTTGACGTTGTTCTTCGAGCGGCATCGCTTCCAGAATATGGGGACGACCTCCTTGAACGCCTCGCGCAGCACGCACTCGGGAATGAACATCTGGTCGGCGGAAATGTGGAAGAACAGAGATCCCGTGGGCTTGAGGAGCGGGACGCACAAATTCACAACTTGGGTTATAAACGCTTTATAGGTCTCGTCTGTCCATTTATCGTCAAAGCCCACGCCCCCGTGCGCGTCCATTTTATACGTTCGCCCGCTATTGAAGGGCGGGTCGAGATATATGGTCTGTACGCTCTTATCATCCAGGGTTCGCAGTAGCTCCAAACAGTCCCCTTGCCGTATATCGAGCATTGTTGGTTCTCTGTGTATCTCACGACCGACATTCGTTTTCTGCCTAAATGCTCTCAATGAACTGCCAGCGCAGGTACTCGCAGATCTTCTTCCAGATCTGGTCGTGCGAAATCAGGCGGTCGCGGCTTTTTAACAGAGGGAAGTACACCTTGTACTCGTCCAGCTCGAGCAGCTCGAAGAACTTGTAGAGAATGTAGGAATAGGACAGAAAGTTCGTGCGGTCGTCGGGACAATAGATCAAAAACGGCGCCTGGATTTCCTGGAACATGGCCCTTATTTTTTCTTCAATTTCAGGAGTAATTGTGGGGGGAGGATTACCGTTCAGTCTAGAAATAATATGAGTAGCGTGTTCATAGTACTTTGATCTGTTCAGCTTCTTTAAGATCTCGCGCATATCCTTTTCCGTCAGCTCGGCCACGTTCTGGATGCGGCGCTTACGGATCTCGCAGATCACCTCGTTCATCACCTCGTTGGGAATGATCGTGGACTCCTTGGCCTGGAACTGGTTCAGAATCTCGTTGAGGTGGTTGATCTTCTTGTACGCGTAATTGTTGCGCTCCTTGGGGGGATCACGGAAAGACGGAAGGTCGGATACGACTAACATGTACTCTTCCGATCCACATACTGGACACACAAGAATTCCTTCGTCGCACGACTCTTCGCGCGCAACGTTGCACTTCTCGCAGTGCTCGGTGATGGCCTTCTTGATCTCGGTCGATTCGCCAGTGTTGAGTTTCATCCGAGCCGTGAACTCGTCGAACAGCTTCTTCTTGGAGGGCGCGGACGTTTCCGACGTGGTCTGCGCGAGGTACTTCACAAACGTGTTCTGGTCGGCGGGAATCGATGTGGACGGCTGGATCTTTTCGCCGGAGCCGTAGTACCGCAGCATGATGTCGGCGTTCTTGAGGTAGTAGTCGGTCAGGGGATTCTCCAACTCCAACTTCTCCTTGAGACCCTTGATTTCTTCGCGCAGTTTCGACGCCTTGAGGATGTCTCCGAGATCCGAGGACAGCTCCAGCAGTTCAAGGTCGTGCTGGATCGACTCGAGGTGTTCGCGCATCGACGCGGAGTTCGTGCTCTCGTCGCGGATATTCGCAACAATATTTTGGTGGACGGAATCCAGCGTTCCGGACACGACATCGTTCTTCTTCGAGGTCGATGGTGTATCCCTCTGCCGCTTTATCCTGAAGATGTTGTCCATTATAACTTCAATTTTGTTCTCTTAAAATACTCATTTGCGGACAAGCAGGAGAAGGCACAGCGCGATTCCGGCAATGAGCGTCGGGGCAAAGGTGTCGTTCACGAACGCCTCCCTGTTCTCTGCCCTCGGGCACTTCGAGATGTCCACTTCTTTACAGAGGTCGGGATTGAAATCCGGAGACAGGCTGGAACTCAGGAACTGGGAGGATGCGCCGCTCGAGACGTCGCACGTATAGCACTTGCACGCCGGCGAGGAGGGCTCCATGATGGAATTAAACAGGTATTTGGGGTTCAGCCCTTCAATGTCTCCGACCACCCCGCCAATCAGACCCGAGCCCAGAGAACCTCCGCTCGGAATGTTGTTCACGTAATTGTACCTGGCCTGCGTCGATCCGTCGGGCGCCGTGCACGTGCTCCCCGTATTCACAAAGAACCGGTTCCCCAGTGGCGGATCGCCGGAGGTCAGTGTTTTCACGTACGTTCCAACCGCGTTCAAGTTCGTATACAGCTGGCTGAACGATCCGTCCGTCCCGACGCCCAGGGCATCGGTGGTGGGAACGTTGTCGGAATAACTGTAGGCCGGGCCCATCAGGCTGGTTTCGGCGCTCCCCGCCCCGTTTTGAATATCTTTCCAAATAGAGTTCTTGCTCAGGTCGGCCCCAGTATCATTCGCTGAGGCGCTCATTGTGTTCTAAATGGGATTTTACTTGGCGCTTATATTCGGGATTCGTCAGCGCGCACGGTCGCTGTTTCAGAATGGACGCCGAGGCAATGTCGAACGAGTAGCCGAACTTCTTGCATATGAACAGCAGCGCCAGGAACCCGGAGCGGTTGATTCCGCACTGACAGTGGATGTACACGGTCTTGCACGAGTCCGTGCGGATGAAGGCGTTCAGCACAGATTCGAAGTGGGGATACCATTTGGTGATATCCTCGTCCGTGCTGTCCAGTGCTTCGATGCACGCGTAGTTCTCGGGGTACTTCTCGCGAAACCACGCGGGGCTGTCCTTGTCGAAGGCGCAGTTGACGACGTGCGTTATAGCGTGCATGCGCACGAATCCGGGGGTCAGGTACATTCCGGGCCCAAACATGATGTTCGTGTGTATCTTTGCGGGCGGATCGTTTTGCCATCCTCGGGAACACCGTCGCCAGGTGAGCCAGTTCATTACTACTTGACGGCGCGAACTTTTAAACGAAAAATGAATGCAGAGTTTAAAGAGTGTGTGACTTCATTCAATCATAAACGATGTCCGTGTTCACGACCCTAGTGTACGGCGACGATTCCAGTAAGCCCATCGCCAACTTTACGACTACGTCTCTGAAGGATGCTGCCTATGTCGTCAACGCTTACCTAAACACGCTCGAGAACGTAGACGTGACGCAGAAGTTTGTGAAGAGGCAGTTTGATGCTCCATACTATATCAGCAACCAGCATCCTCCTCGTGCCGACGGCCGGCATTCTGTTCCTGATGTTAGTTTTACGTACAAGCAGCAGGAGGACTTTACGATGGAATACCGTGTCCATACCACAATCCATGATCACGTTTGCGAGTGCCCAATCCATACGAACCGCTCTTAATTGTTTGGAAAACGAATACAGTTCCATCAATTCGAATAAAGTACAAAGTAAGATGCAGAAGTACAGTCCGTACTTCAATTCCACGCACCTGCACTACGCGAGCATATCGCGGCGCGGGCAGGAGATCGCCAGTTCCCGGAATCGGGTGGGGTCTCGGTCGCGGGGGTGCGGGTGGAGCAATCAAACGATACACGCAGAACGCGCAGTTGTGAAAAGTCTTGGAGACGTGTCACAACTCCACGGTTGTATTCTGACGGTTGTTCGGGTCAACAAACAGGGGCAGATGATGAACTCAAAACCATGCGCGTCCTGCGTGAAGTTCCTGGAGAAGTGCATTAAGAAGTACGGACTGCTGAAGGTGCTGTACTCCGCCTCAAACGAGAGTAGTGCCGAGGGTGCCGACCACGTATGCGATGGCCACGGCCACGCCGGCTAGGATGCCGGCGCCCATATACGACGGAACGCCGCCGGACGTGTAGGTGTTGGGGATGTACTGGAGGATGAGCGACCGGGGCGTGGACAACGAAACGACGAACGCGCCGATAAAACAGCCGATGTACAGCATCAGGCTTTTTATCGCGTAGCGGATCATGTTGAACGAGTGCTGCGTGCTCTGAAGAGTCGCGGCCGGCTTGTCGGGGGAGGCGGCGGAGAACCCGTTGGTCAGGAACGGGTCAGTTCCACCGGTCACGATGGGCGCGAACGTCGTGCCCTGGTTCATGGACGGGTTCTGGACGGGCCCGGATCCGAGGAGCTCGCTCAAATCTGTCGCACCATCCGCCATTGTGTTTTACTTAAAGGTGGGTAATTCACATTCGGCATCTTCCGCGACGTACTTCACGCACTTGTCGCCGTGCCTCACGACCCGGCCCTCGATGTCCGAGGCGGGAACGGACAAGGCGGCGCGCACGGGGATGGGGCGGTGGAACAGCATGACGACTATTCCCAGCCCGATGAGGAACGAGAGGAACGGAACAGATTTCTGGCTGCGGAATATTCCGAGGATGCGGCTAATCATCGCTGCACTTTACTACTGAGGGGCGAGTAAATTGAGGGACGTCTGTTTCCCGTCGCACGGAACCTCGGTCGCCTTGAATTTCACGCAGCCGTTCTTGGTGTGGAAGACCTTCTTGGAGTCGGGGGTGGGCGTGCTGGTCTCGTCCCGAGGAGGAGGCGAAAACACGGCCACAATGAGCATTCCTACCAGCGCACCCGCAAATGCCCACAGAAGCGATATCATTGTTTTACATCACTATATAATTATACGTGGACGTATCGGCAACCGTGTTCGTGATTGTGAACCCCGTTCCTCCCTGAATAGAGCTCACAAACGCTGGACGAGCATTGACGGCCGTCGTGGAATTGCGACTTATGGACACGATGCTGTACGGCTTGATATCCGTATAGGTCGTGAGAACAGAGCCAGTGCCCCCAGCAGTGACTGTTCCGCGCACGTAGAGATCGGGGAACGTTGGAGCGCCAGTGTAGGGCAGGACGCGGCGGGACGCTATTTTTCGGGATCCGTTTACTCCTGCACTCACAGTGAATGGTGAAGAACGCCCAGTCCAAGTAATTCCATCAAGGCTAGTCGCAATCGCGTAACTACCACTTTGTCCAAAAGCTACCCATACAGACCCATTCCATGCAACTCCCCATCCATTCGCAGTAATAATTGAATTTCCGTTAGACGACGCATTCCAATTTATTCCGTCGTAGCTGTATCCTAACGTGTTTCCTCCATTACCACCCGCTACCCACAACGAACCGTTCCAGGCTACGGAGAATCCGTACGCGGTAAATAAAGAATTTCCGCTGGATGATACATACCAGTTGATTCCATCATAACTGTAAGCTAGCCTATTTACCGAATAACCACACGCCACCCACAATGAACCATTCCAGGCAGCTGAATATCCAGTTGAAAATATAGAACCTACAGTTACAGACCCGAACCACGTTTTTCCATCGTAACTATATGCCATCGAGTATGTTCCACTACCAGTCGCGACCCACAACGATCCATTCCATGCTAATGAAAAAACTGAACTGGTAAATGGTGAAGTTGCCAAAGTCCAGTTTGTACCATCGGAACTGTAGCCTATATAACCTCCACCAGCAGCCCCTGCTACCCATAACGACCCGTTCCAGGCAACACAATATACAGACGTACCAAGTGACGAACTTACTGCTGTCCAGTTGATTCCATCAGAACTTTTCGCTAAGCCACTTGTTCCAGCACCGGCTGCAATCCAAAACGAGCCGTTGAAAGCAACTCCATGCCCAGAAGTAGTAAATATTGAATTTCCAGATATTGACGGAATCCAATTTAACCCATCATAACTGTATGCTAATGAATATGTACCATTACTAGCCCCAACCCCAGCCGCCACCATAAAGTTCTCTGTGGGAACAGGTGGGGGCAAAACTTGAGTTATACCAACGTAGGGCAGGACGCGGCGGGACGCAACACCTACTACTGAACCACTAAATGTTGAATTTCCACTTTCGGATGTGGTCCATGTTTTACCGTCATAACTGTATACTAAAATAGTATTGTAACACCCACCGGCAATCCATAACGAACCGTTCCAGGCAACTGTATAACACTGACCAGAATTTTCACCTGCATTAGTGAAAAAAGAGTTCCCGTTGACCGATGCATACCAGGTAATTCCATCATAGCTGTACCCTAAATTAGTTGTTCCACTCCCACCAGCAACCCATAACGAACCGTTCCAGGCTACCGCACTTGCTGAACCAAAGAGTGAATTCCCGTTGGCCGATGCAGTCCAGGTAATTCCGTTAGAGCTGTACGCCAAGGGATTTGTTCCACCTCCGCCGGCAACCCATAACGAACCGTTCCAGGCAACTGTAGTTACGAATCCAGAAAATATTGAATTTGCACTAGCGGATGCAGTCCAGGTAATTCCGTCAGAACTGTACGCTAGAGTATTTGTTCCACTCCCACCAGCAACCCACAACGAACCGTTCCAGGCAATCACAGATACTCCATTACTAAATATTGAATCCGCGTTGGCCAATGCAGTCCATGTAATTCCGTCAGAGCTGTACCCTAATTTATTTGTTCCATAACCACCGGCAATCCACAACGAACCGTTCCAGGCAACCTTCGTTACTCCATTACCACCTATTGAATCCCCAGCCGATACAGTCCAGGTAATTCCGTCGTAGCTGTATCCTAACGTGTTTCCTCCATATCCACCGGCAACCCATAACGAACCGTTCCAAGCAACCGCTTGTACTTTATTACTAATTATTGAATTTCCGTTGGCCGATGCAGCCCAGTTAATTCCATCATAGCTGTACCCTAGGGTATTACTACCGGCG